TTAGTAACGCCAGCGGTCATAACGCTGATATTTCGGCATTTTTGGTGCTTTAATCGCCTTAATAACCCACACCACCGCAATCGCCAGTAGTAACCACGGCAGCAACTTAATCATCAATGCCAGCATACCGCCGAGGAACATAATGGCCGTCGCCACAACCAGCGCGGCGATAATGCCCAGCAACGAAACGCCGGTGACCATCAGCATGACAAAAAAGCCAATCACAAAAAGTAGTTCCAGCATGATGCTCTCCCAAATATGAAATCTCTTGCTGGCATTACAAGAATCATGCCAAAAATAATCTATTGATTTAACAGCAAAACGCCCCGCGACGGTGCGCAGGGCGTGGTGAATTTGACTACTTTTTGGTGAAAAGTTAACGCTTATCCGCCACCAGTTTGAGCGCGTGTTCCAGCACGTTAATGTCAGCACCCGCTTTATGGGCATTTTCACTTAAATAACGCCGCCACTGCCGCGCGCCAGGAATACCCTGGAACAAACCCAGCATATGCCGGGTAATATGGCCGAGATACGTCCCCTGGCTGAGTTCACGCTCAATGTACGGATACATGGCGCGCACTACCGCCACCGGATCGGCATCGGTATCCGAGGAACCAAAGATCTCCCGGTCTACCGCCGCCAGAATACCCGGATTCTGATACGCCTCGCGCCCGACCATCACGCCATCCATATGTTGCAGGTGTGCTTTGGCCTCTTCCAGCGACTTGATACCACCGTTAATCGACATTGTCAGATGCGGAAAGTCACGCTTCAGTTGATACACACGCGGATAATCGAGCGGCGGGATTTCACGGTTTTCTTTCGGGCTTAACCCCGAAAGCCAGGCTTTACGTGCGTGGATGATAAACATCTCACACTCGCCTTTGCCGGAAACAGTGTTGATGAAATCGCAGAGAAATTCATAGCTGTCCTGGTCATCGATGCCAATACGCGTTTTCACCGTCACTGGAATCGACACCACATCGCGCATCGCTTTCACACAGTCGGCAACCAGCTGCGCATTACCCATCAGACACGCACCAAACATGCCGTTCTGCACCCGGTCAGACGGGCAGCCGACATTCAGGTTGATCTCATCATATCCACGCGCTTCTGCCAGCTTCGCACACTGTGCCAGCGCCGCCGGATCGCTACCGCCGAGTTGCAACGCTACCGGATGTTCTTCTTCACTGTACGCCAGGTAATCACCTTTACCGTGAATAATCGCCCCTGTGGTCACCATTTCGGTATACAGCAACGTATTGCGGGAAAGCAGACGCAAGAAATAGCGGCAATGTCTGTCCGTCCAGTCGAGCATAGGAGCAATGCTAAACCGAGAATTCCAGTAAACACCAGTTTTTTCAGGCATCACGCTGGTTTGATTAATTTTTTGTGTTTCATGATTATCGTGCATTTTTGAACATTTCAGGCTATTTTTCTCGCGTTAGGTTCCCGCACAGGTTCCCACGTTTTATGGGAACCCGAAATAACGAGGTCGTGTAATGGCGTACTATAACATAGAGAAACGACTAAAATCCGATGGCACACCACGCTATCGCTGTAATGTGATTATCAAAGAAAAAGGTGTTATCACTTACAGGGAAAGCAAAACATTCCCTAAACATGCTCATGCCAAAACATGGGGCACACAGAAAGTGATGGAATTAGATCTATATGGCATTCCATCATCAAATGCAGTTGACGGACTTACAGTCCGTGACTTACTACACAAATATTTAAATGACCCAAATGCCGGAGGTAAAGCAGGCCGTACTAAAAGATATGTGCTGGAACTGCTTATGGATAGTGACATCTCCGCGATCAAACTATCTGAACTGACAGAAAATGACGTAATTGAACATTGCAGGCTAAGAAACAACGCTGGTGCAGGTCCAGCTACAGTTAGCCACGATGTTAGTTATCTTGGCAGTGTTCTGGATGCTGCCAAACCTGTATATGGAATTAATTACACATCAAACCCAGCAAAAGCCGCTCGTCCATATCTACTTAAACTTGGTTTAATTGGTAAATCAAACCGTCGTAATCGTAGACCAGCATCTGATGAACTGGACATGCTCATTGAAGGCCTTCAACAACGATCTACTCATAAATGCTCAAAAATTCCGTTCGTTGATATCCTCAAATTTTCTGTGTGGTCCTGTATGCGAATCGGAGAAGTATGCCGGTTACGATGGGAAGATCTCGACCAGGAACAAAAATCTATACTCGTAAGAGACAGGAAAGATCCACGCAAAAAGGAAGGCAACCACATGAAAGTAGCCTTGCTTGGGGAAGCCTGGGATATCGTCCAACGACAGCCCCAAAAATCGGAATTCATTTTTCCATATAACAGCACTTCTGTTACTGCGGGATTTCAGAGGGTAAGAAGCAAATTAGGTATTAAGGATCTGCGATACCATGATTTGCGTAGAGAAGGGGCAAGTCGCTTATTTGAGGCTGGTTTTAGTATTGAGGAAGTAGCCCAGGTTATCTGCCGTTCAGCAGATTTAAAATCATGGGAATATATGCCAGACCATCGCGGTGAAATCGTTTTTAGCACCGAAACAGGGGAATCAAAAGAAATCACAGCTCCGGGTGATTACCCTGATAATACAACCACTATCGCCCCGTTAACGCCATACGATAAATGGGATGGTGAGAAATGGGTGACGGATACCGAGGCACAACATAGCGCCGCAGTAGACGCGGCAGAAGCACAGCGCCAGTCGCTGATTGATGCTGCTATGGCTTCCATCAGTCTGATTCAACTGAAATTGCAGGCCGGACGTAAACTGACGCAGGCAGAAACAACCCGGCTTAACGCTGTGCTGGATTACATTGACGCGGTGGCGGCAACAGATACCAGCACCGCGCCGGATGTCATCTGGCCTGAACTGCCGGAGGCGTAGGCCATTCAATATCTGGCGCACCGGAAGTATCGACCAGCTCCAGTGCGTCCAGATAATCCAGCCACAAATTATATTGCGCCAGTTTCTCACCTTTCAGGCGACCAATCGCCGCTTTACCAGGCCATTGCTTACTGTTTATGTATTCGTTGACCTGATTAATCAATTGCTGCTTTTCCAGTTCGGCTGCGGCAATTTGTTCCTCATGAGTTGGCGGTGGAATATCAATCCATGCTGGCATTCCGTCGATGACACCTCTGTATTTTCCTTCTGGTGCTTCCTTCATAAATTCGGCGGCAACAGTGTCGTCAATTTCGATTCCATCATCGGGCCATTCGCCGGATTCCTGATAAGCGATTTTAAGCTCCACAGGGAAAAACGCATTTTTATCGGCACTGAAAATATATTTCTGCATTTCTACCGTCCTATCGAAATATAACTGAATCTGTATTGCTGTGAGATATCACTGGTTGCCACACGCCACGCTGAATTACTGATATGTTCAAAATTTACAGACAAAACCTGCGGGGCAGGATTCGACGGGTCTGACTGAACGGCATCAGACATAACACTGACTGAAACCATCGGCTGATTAGGGAATGGTATAGGGAAGTGTCCACTGATAAAGCGGGTCGTGTTTCCTGAAAAAGTGCCAAACTGAACAATATATCCACCTGGTAGCCTGAACCATCCCGAACCAGAAGCGAATGCTCCCATATCCGGTATCTGATTATCTCCTGTGCCCACATCCCTTTTCGCCGCTTCTCCTAAACCAAGGTTTTTGAGAGCCGTTGGTACCGTGCCGTCCGATTTGATATCACCAAACGGATTATTGCGGCTTAACAGCAGTGCGCGAAGTGCGGTAAGCAACTGGTCATACCGCCCCTTCTCCAGGCTGGCACCGGATGCCTCCACAACGCTGCAAAGCTCCTCCTGCAACATGTCAAAGTAGTCATCATCCAGATCGGTGGCAGGCGTACCAGTCTGGGGATTACCACGGGTAAAACCGTTCTTACCCGCGCCGAACTTATCCTTCTGCGCGGTTTTCGTGTCTATACGATGCATGGATTACTCCGGATATTTAAAAATTACGTAGGTATGCGACGGGCAGAGTTTGTTAAGCACACACTCGACAACGGTGTCGCCCCAGATACGCAGTGCGGAATCACAGGGATCGCCACATGTCATCCAGGTGGTGTTGGTGGCGGCTGGCATGTTGACCTGCCAGTAATACCGCCATTCCGGCGCATTCACCGCGTCAGTACAGGCCGATGAGCAGGTGAACGTGCTTTTATCGTATCGCGTGATAGTGGCGTCTGGTCTGCCCAGGGCAGCAAGCTGTGCAAGATAAAAATCCTCATTGATGCCGCCCGCCAGATTAACCTTCGCATCCAGCCGTTGCTGACGCTGGCGAAGGGTCTGTGTCCCTGCGGGAATACATTCATCCGGCAGACCGCACAGACGCTCCCAGCGGTTTATCAGTTCAGTGGTGGTGCGCGGATCCAGCTCCCGCATCAGGGCATCCGCACGCTGATGAACGCGGGTTAATGACGGTGCCGCACCGGCAATCGCCGGATCGCTGACTGACCACGCCGGACCGGGCGGCAACAGTGCCGACAACAGACGGATATAATCATCGTTTGTCACGTCCATGAAATCGTCCCCAGAACCGCCAGCTCATTTTTTGCAATGGAGATATTGTCCGCCGGGGCAAGCAACTGATGGCTGTATTCCCCGTTCGCACCGGAAATCGCTTCACTGATACGTGACACCTTCAGTTCTCCCTGCGGATAACCATCACGCAGCAGGAACGAACGCAACTCGGCGGTGATGGCAGCCCGTATTTCCGGTGTGTCCGGCGTCACGCGGATATGAAAATCCACTTTATGCGCCACCGGCCTGAATACATACAAATCAGAGCCTGCCACCGGGGCCAGTGGCTCGATATGTTGTCTTGCCGCCGTTTCCGTTGACTCTTCCGGAATGGGATTAATCAGGTCACTGCTGGCAATCATCACACCGACAGTCCCCGTTCCCATCCAGTGTCGGTATGTCCATGCGCGGGTAATGCCGGGCACTTCTTTAGCCCAGACGACATAGTCCCCGTCAGCCCCGCCCTGAGGCGTCCAGTAATACCGCTCAATGACGCGGGCGCGCCACGTTTCCAGCTCTTCAGTATCAAATCCGCCTGTCAGGGTGTCAGCCACACCGGAAGACGGCAGACCATTCACCGGTGTGACCAGGATTAATGCCGTACCGTCGTCAGCGTTACCGACCGCGCCTGTAGTTGAGCAAGTGATCGGCACACGCAGGACACCACCAGTGCTGGTTGCATCGGCAGTTGCCGTGTACTGAACCAGGTCATCGCGCTGAATAACACTCCCGGCGGTCACCTTCAGGCCATCGCTGACACCTTCCCAGCGCATATACCCGCTGGCAGCCGTGGCCCCCTTGCGCGGACACCGTTTCATCGCAGCATGTCGCGCCAGCCAGGACTCATCGCACAGATCAGGCAGCATGTTCATTGCCAGATAATCGATGTAACCGTAAACCGTATGCAGCGCCGCCGCATACACCTTTGCCCGCACGTCTTCATCCATGCGCCGGAGCGTGTCGCTGACGTCCAGCCTGGCGAATAAATCGTTACGGAGCATACTGATATTTTCTGCCAGCGTCGGGCGCTGAAATTCACTGTCCGCCATGCGTTATCGCACTCCACAGATCATCAAAAGAAATCATTACCGGTCCGTCACGACGCCAGAGGGTGATACTGTTACCCAGCTCATTAATCCCGGTGCGGCGGATATCCAGATCAATACGGGACACCACACCGTCATCAATCATCCATTGCAGGCATTCGCGGATATACCCCCTTACTGTCTGCACCAGCTGATTGGTCAGTTTGCTGCGCTGAAGCAGCCACAGTCGGGAGCCGTAACGGTCATTCTGTACCGCAGGCCAGGTATCCCCCCACCATCCCATCGGGACGTCGGCGTTGTCATCAGGCTCCGCCCGCCGCCAGGTAAACAGGGAAATCACCACGGCGCGGGTCAGCGGATCCAGCGGTGCGCTGGCGCAGGTGCGTTTACCGTTCACCGTCAGCCACAGTTCCATCATGCCTCCATCGCTTTATCCGGTTTGTCGGTGTTACTGCCCTGACCGTTCTCTCTGTGACGATGCCCGTTATAGGCAAGCCGCATCGCTGACATGGTAGTGCCGCTGGAGTCGCACAGGTCTTTCACCTGTCCTGTCACTTCCAGGTCCATTTCAAAACGTGCTTTAGGTGAATTGCGAAACGTGATCGTTTTACCTGCACCGTCCACCACGATCCCCTCCCGGGTCAGCGTCACGGACTGCCCCTGATCGTCATAGACAGCCACCTCACCCGTCTGCAGCCCTTTCAGGCGGTAGCGCCGGTCCGACACCGTAACAACCACCGCATGAGAACGGTCGCCATCCGGAAACAACACCACCGCTTCCGCACCGCTGTTTGCCCTTGCGGTAAAACCGTAGGGTTCAAGATGTTCAACCCCGGCTTTGGGTTCACCGGCAATCAGGGACACATCCACGGTCTGACATTTCGTGGCGGCACTGATGCTTTTCACCACGGCCCGCCCAATCAGGCCGAGGAGTTGTCGCTGCATGGCTTCAATCGCCCTCATCAGAACGGGTCCTCCTGTACTCTGGCTTTTTTCTTTTTCCGCGCGCCGGGATCTTCGGGTTCAGGCAGATAAGCATCAGGCGGGCCGACACGGATTTCCGTCAGGGTGCCGTTCTGGTCCTGAGTAAACGTGACTTCCGAAACAAGCAGTTCGGTATTGTCGAAACCACAGACCGGATCGAAGACAATCACCCGCTGGTTGGGCTGCCACAGCGTACCGTTACCCTGTCGCCAGCCCTGCACCACATAAGTGGTTTCATCCGTCCGCGCCGCCCGTTGTCGGGCTTCAAAGTCAGCACGCGCAATACAGCCTGCCCCCGTGGCCTGCCCTGTCTGCCTGATATACATCGGACGGTAACGGGCAATAAATGCGTCCTCTGTGCGGGCCCGCAGCGCAGTTGTGGTGGCCTCACCGAAATCATCGTCGTTTCCGGCACGCTGCCCCGCCACCTGGTAAACAGAAAACCGCTCCCGGATACTCTTCTCCGTATCGCAGGAAAGGATGTTTTCCCCAAGTACCAGCGCGGTATGTGCCCGCGTTGAGCCAATACCGCCAATCACCAGCCTGCCGTGCGGGTCGTCGTAAGCCAGCGCCTGCTGCTGACCGAGTATTTTGTTGATTACCTCAATCACCGTTTCACCGTGATCAGGCTGAACATCAGGAATAACACCCGACGGCGCACCGCTGTTCACCACCTCAATGCCGAAAGGTGCAGCAAGCGCCTGCGCAATCTGCACCAGCGAGCGTCCGTTAAACTGTGTCGGTTCGGCTGCACAGTCAATCAGGTCAGCCGTCAGACTACGTCCGGCAATACCGGTGCTGACCGAACGGGCATCGTAACGAACGGGAGTCGCCTCCACCCAGCCGGTGATCACCAGCTCATCACCAATTAGCACTTCCACTTTTGAACCGTTTTTAATGCGCGGCTGAAGCGTGGTGATACCCTCATCTCCCGGCCATTGGCGAGTGATCTCCACACTGAAATCCCGCGCCAGCCGTTCAATACCGGCACCGATGCGCACCGATGTCCAGCCATTCCACTCCCGGCCATTTACCCGTAGCGTGACATTGTCGTTCATTGCACTGGCACCTTCAGAGGGATCACCGGCACAAAGCCGGGATGCGTAATGGCATTACGCCGGATAATGTCCGCGTCACGCGCCGCGTTATCAAACCAGGTCGCCGCCAGCACCAGCGCGGGTAAAACCTCATCCGGCGTGCGCTGAATGATCCGTGCAGACTGTTCAAGGCGCGTGTTGATATCCGGTCTTAAGTCAGATTTCGTAATTGCACCTGACGTGCATTGCTCAAGTTTTTTAGCCAGCACAAAACTGGCTTTTTTATAACCATTGAAAACCAGCCGTAAGTAGCCTGGTGTTGAGCCAACTTTTCCGGCCAACTCACCCTGCTGTTCTTTGGTTAAAGAGTCCCAATACGCTTTCATACAATATGTACCTCCGGTATACATATTACATGATTGAGATGAACCTTCAAGATACTTGTACCTTATCGGTACAAAGGTTTTAATTTCTTTATGAAAACAGTCCATGACATCCGGCGGTCTAACGCCAGAAAACTGAGAGATGGTGTTGGCGGGAATTCTTCCTTTGCCACCATGATTGATCGCGAGCCAACCCAGACCAGCAGGTTTATGGGAGATGGTGCAACTAAAAATATCGGTGACAGCATGGCACGGCACATCGAAAAATGTTTCGACCTGCCTGTCGGATGGCTTGATCAAGAACACCAGACAACGAACATCACAAAAAAACCTGACGTTTCAATCACTAACAAACAAATAACGTTAGTCCCTGTCATATCATGGGTACAGGCCGGAGCATGGAAAGAAGTTGGCTATTCTGAGGTTGATTTGAGCACAGCAGAAACTTATCCCTGCCCTGTACCCTGTGGCGAAATGACTTATATCTTGCGGGTGATTGGTGATTCAATGATTGATGAGTACCGCCCGGGAGACATGATTTTTGTAGATCCTGAAGTCCCTGCCTGCCACGGTGACGACGTTATTGCATTGATGCACGATACAGGCGAAACCACCTTTAAGCGGTTGATAGAAGATGGAACACAGCGTTACCTCAAAGCATTAAACCCAAACTGGCCTGAACCTTACATTAAGATCAACGGTAATTGCTCTATAATTGGTACAGTAATTTTCTCAGGAAAACCAAGAAGATACAAAATAAAGGCCTAATCAATATTTATAACCTGCTTCGGCAGGTTTTTTTATACTTGACAATGTACCCTTGAGATACATAATGTATCTAAAAGAAACATGTCACAGGCAAGATTAAACAAAATTTGGTTGTAACACGGCGTATGGCACATGCGTCGTTAGCGGTCTGGGGACGTTAAAGGGGACAATCCACTCCTTGCTCGGGCAAACAAACCAGGTAGCCGGAATGTGCAAGTCAATGATGATGCTGATAAGACGCCTAACCAGCGTGGCGGTTCGGTTTGACACCTGGGAAGAGACCAGGGTGCAACGATGAGGGCATTTATGGAACCGCGACAAAGTGTGGTGCCGTAACTGGCTAAGTGCTCTCAGCGTTGTGGTGAATGCGCAGGCTGATGCGCGAAAGACATTGCAGCTATTGCGGAAAAGAGCTGTTCGGCGGGGCAATTAAACGCCAGTGAGAGTCTGAAATAACCGCAAGCCGGAGATCAGCACCGGTCACCACAACAGCCACTGCTTTGGCGGTACCAGTTTGTACACTTGCTTCCGGCTGGTACCGCTCTTTTTACAAAACAGAGAAGAGCATCACCGGACGACGGGCTCATAACCCAATCCATCCGGGCGGCTGCCACCGCAGGTGTTCTTCTCTGTTTTGTGGAGAAACCAACCGACCTTGCAGGGTCGATATGATGAGGAGCAGCAAAATGGCTAGCGAACGCAGTACTGATGTGCAGGCATTTATCGGGGAGTTGGACGGCGGCGTATTTGAAACCAAAATCGGCGCAGTTCTCAGTGAAGTCGCTTCAGGTGTGATGAACACGAAAACCAAAGGTAAGGTCTCACTCAACCTGGAAATCGAACCATTTGATGAGAACCGTGTGAAAATCAAACACAAACTCTCATATGTTCGCCCGACTAACCGCGGGAAAATTTCCGAAGAAGACACCACCGAAACGCCGATGTATGTCAATCGCGGTGGTCGCCTGACTATTCTGCAGGAAGACCAGGGACAATTACTGACTCTTGCCGGTGAACCTGACGGAAAACTCCGCGCAGCAGGTCATTAATATCGTTCTTAATTAACCGATTATTTATCTCATCACTGAATATCTTTATATAGTGAGGACTTATTATGTCTCAGAACTTAGACGCAACCGCAATTAATCAAATCCATGCCCTTATTTCTGCTCAGGGTGTTAATGAAATTATCAGTAAGATTGGTGCCGATGCTGTGGCATTGCCTGAGAATTTCCGCATTCATGATCTGGAAAAATTTAATTTAAATCGCTTCCGTTTCCGTGGTGCGCTTTCCACTGCCAGCATCGATGACTTTACCCGTTATTCTAAAGATCTTGCAGATGAAGGCACCCGCTGCTTTATCGATGCCGATAATATGCGAGCAGTCAGTGTGCTTAACCTGGGTACTATTGATGAACCAGGTCACGCAGATAACACCGCCACTCTCAAACTGAAAAAGACAGCACCGTTCTCTGCCCTGTTGTCTGTTAACGGCGAGCGTAACTCCCAGAAGTCACTGGCAGAATGGATTGAAGACTGGGCCGACTACCTTGTGGGCTTTGATGCTAATGGTGACACCATTCAGGCAACCAAAGCGGCTGCGGCAGTCCGTAAAATCACAATTGAAGCAAACCAGACTGCTGATTTTGAAGATAATGACTTCAGCGGCAAACGCTCCCTGATGGAGTCTGTCGAAGCGAAGACCAAAGACATTATGCCAGTGGCATTTGAGTTTAAATGCGTTCCGTTTGAAGGTCTGAAAGAACGTCCGTTTAAATTACGCCTCAGCATTATCACTGGCGATCGTCCGGTACTGGTTCTACGCATTATTCAGCTGGAAGCGGTGCAGGAAGATATGGCTAACGAATTTCGTGATCTGCTTGTTGAGAAATTCAAGGACAGCAAAGTAGAAACCTTTATTGGGACTTTCACCGCCTGATTTCATTACCGCAAATGCCCCTGCGGGGGCATTTATGGAAACGTAATTGACTCAATAATCGCCTGAAGGCGAGGGTTTTCTTTAACCAAAATTCAGCGCGGTGCAGCGCATATAACGTGGAGAACAAAATGTCATTTATTAAAACTTTTTCCGGGAAGCATTTTTATTATGACAGGATAAATAAAGACAGCATCGATATTAACGATATCGCGGTTTCCCTTTCAAATATATGTCGCTTTGCCGGCCATCTTTCACACTTCTACAGCGTCGCCCAACATGCGGTGCTTTGCAGCCAGCTGGTACCGCAGGAATTTGCTTTTGAAGCGTTAATGCATGATGCAACAGAAGCGTATTGCCAGGACATCCCCGCACCACTGAAACGCCTTCTTCCTGACTATAAACGAATGGAAGAAAAAATAGACGCCGTAATCCGTGAGAAATACGGGTTACCCCCGGTTATGAGCACGCCTGTGAAATATGCCGATCTCATCATGCTGGCAACCGAACGCCGCGATCTCGGGCTTGATGATGGCTCTTTCTGGCCTGTACTGGAAGGCATCCCGGCAACAGAGATGTTCAACGTGATTCCACTGGCACCGGGCCATGCCTACGGGATGTTTATGGAACGTTTTAACGAGTTATCGGAGTTACGCAAATGCGCATGAATGTTTTCGAAATGGAAGGGTTTCTTCGCGGGAAATGTGTACCACGAGATCTGAAAGTGAATGAAACAAACGCTGAATATCTTGTCCGTAAGTTCGGTGAACTTGAATCAAAACTAGAAACGGCGTTGCGGGAGTGTCGTTCTGCTGGAATCACGATTGATAACATTGAGGACAAGTGCGCGGAGCTGGCTTCTGAGAATGCGGGGCTTAAACATGCAATGGCTGTAACTCTTGAGCATGTGTCGGTCACGGATGCAGGGCAGGCCGGAGTTGCTGCAATGATTATCAACGATGCCCTGCACCACAGCGAAACCCCAGCCACCGACGCCTTTCTGGCTGAAGTGAAGACTGAAGCACGCAAGGAGGGCGCTTACTTTGTGGCGAACAGAATGATGGCTGCCTGGGGAGCTGGTTTTATTGATGATACTGCGAAGAACGCCGCGGATATTGCCAGGATGATTCTTACCTCTACTGATTTTATGGCTAATGCGCCGGAAGGCGATTTTGACCGCTCATTCTCTGATGGCGTTCTCGAAGATATCGCCGACCAGCTTCGCAAAGGAGGCAACCAGTGACTGTATGTCTTATTGATAAACGTCGACGTGGGCAACAAATACCATCTGTTGAAATGCCGAATCACACATGGTTTTGCGTACTTGATATCGATGGTATGGATACGTTGGTTGACACTCGTCATTACTGCGATACCGCAACAGCTACTCCGGCGAAAGCAAAGAAAATGGCTGCTCTGATAGAAAACTGGACTCCACCTGATGGTTGGTGCAATGGGAATGATCGAGATTGGCACGAAAAAATGAAGGGCTATATCTGCGATTTTTTACGTAAATGCAACGGCTTCAGGGTGATGTGATATGACCAAAATTAACTATCAGGCACTGCGTGAGGCGGCAGAAAAAGCAACGAGTGGCGAGTGGTCGCTCGAATATGGAGATGGCCGATTTGATGGTGATGATGCACTAATTCATCGTGAAGTTGCTGGATATATTCCTATTTGCAGAATTGAAGGAGCGCATCCAGAAAGCGGTTTCGATGAAGATTTCCAAATGGAACAGCAGGCCAATGCTGAATTCATCGCCGCAGCCAATCCGGCTACCGTCTTGGCGCTGCTGGATGAGCTGGAGAAGATGCAGGCGCAATCGTCCAAATGGTGCGAAGCCTTCCATAAAGCCGTTTCCGTTGGCGCTCGGTATGAGGAGCGGATTGCTGAACTGGAGTTGAAACTAGAATCTGCAGACAAATTACAGGATAGCGCATTTCGTCATGGTCTTCAGCATGGCTTCAGTTTAGGTCAAACGGATGATCAGGCTGGATTTGAAGAGTGCTTATCAGCATATGGCACGCGGGGTAAAGATAATGGCTAATTCATTACTTGAAACATGCAATGACTGGCAAATTCTTCGCGCAGAAATATTGGCTCGAAATCCAAATATGGCTATGACACTTCAAAGGCTCGACATCATGATTGAACATTCAGTTAGGGCGGCCATTGAAATATCGCATCGTGTTGATTGGGATTTTAGTGAAGCAGAACGAAAAGCTAAGGGGGTGAAATAATGGAACTTTCACGGGATAAGATTAAAGAAATAATCAATGACGATTGGCTTTTGATGGATGATTGCGAAGGAAATAAAAACTGTGATGTTGTCAAAGAGCTGGCGCGTATCGCACTGGCATCGCTCGAAGCTGAGGCTGTGGCGTACATCATCCAGGACGCACAGGCCCGTGGTCTCGGTAGACCTGGCTTTTTAAGCTTTGATGCATCTATCAGCGATGAAGATATTAACGAATACGAAATCAGTGTTACGCCACTCTACACAGCACCACAGTTACCGCAGCCAGCGGTGGCTGTGCCGCTCGCTATTCACGATGAAGATTTCGAAAAAGCGCTTTCGGTGCTCAATGACACACTGGACGACTGCGGAGACAGCGAACGAGGTTTGTTGCTTGCGTTGGATAAGGCGGGGATTGAAGTTCGCAGTGATGCCTGCCGAGCCGCCATGCTTCAGGGTAAATCCGAACAACCACAAAACGCACAACAAAATATTCCGGAAAATATTCCCGGTGGCAACTCTCCAGGAACTCCGGATAGTTGGATAAGCTGTAGTGATCGAATGCCTGAAAAGGGCCAGAACGTGCTTATTTCGGTGAATTTCGATAGCTCTCTGGTTGAACCGCTAATATGCTCCGCACGCTATACCGGAAGCACCTTTCGGCGCGGAGATGCAACGATTAAGCCGGGTAATGGTATTGAGCAAGCAACTCACTGGATGCCGCTACCGGAACCGCCGCAGGAGGTGAAGTGATGAACAACTTAATGATCGACCTTGAGACGATGGGGAAAAATAAGGATGCACCAATCGTTTCCATTGGCGCGGTGTTCTTCACCCCAGAAACCGGAGACATCGGACAAGAATTCTATACGGTTGTCAGCCTGGAAAGTGCTATGGAGCAAGGGGCCACACCTGACGGCGATACCATCCTGTGGTGGTTGAAACAAAGCCCTGAAGCACGAGCTGCAATCTGTATTGATGATACTTTGTCGATCAGCGATGCACTCTCTGAACTGAACCATTTCATTAACCGGCACGCAGACAATACGAAATATTTAAAAGTCTGGGGTAACGGAGCCACCTTCGACAACGTAATTTTACGTGGGGCTTATGAGCGAGCAGGACAAATCTGCCCATGGGCGTGCTGGAATGACCACGATGTACGCACGATCGTTACGCTTGGGCGTTTCATCGGATTCGACCCCAAAATGGACATGCCTTTCGATGGCGAACGGCACAACGCCCTGGCTGATGCTCGTCATCAGGCAAAATATGTTTCCGCTATCTGGCAGAAATTAATTCCTGCCACCAGCACAGAATTATGATTTTCCCGGGTGCAGCCGGTTTTGATGGAGAAAATTATGAACACCTTGTTTTTACTGATGGCTGAATTCAATACCCCTAACATTGAACTCTCAGCAGTTAGCCAAAAGTACTTTGGCATGAGTCCAGCCACGGCAGAAGCAAAAGCAAACGCTTGTAAGTTGCCCGTTCCAACATATCGCATCGGCACATCACAAAAAGCAAAACGTTGCATCAATATTCAGGATCTTGCGGAATACATAGACAAAAGACGAGAAGAAGGACGTATCGAGTGGGAACAGGTCAGAACAGGCAAACAGAAGGGCAAAGAACATCACTAAAGAAAAAACCCGCCTAAAGGCGGGTTTTCAAAAAGCACCAGCTATGATCATGCTGCTTTGCGACGACGAAGCTTACCCTGCTGCTCTTTACCAGAGACAGTAGCGTGAGTGAACGCATTAGGAGCAGCCTTCATCAGAACTTCAACAGCAGCACCCATACCTGCGAATGCTTTCATTGTGTCGAACTTAACCTGTGGCTTGGTTGCTTTTTGATCTTTCATAGAAAACTCCCGAGACAGTAAAGGCGTCTCTAACCCTCTCTTTAAAGCTAGCTTGTTTAGCTAACTTATGCCAATCGATCATGTCGATTGGTGACATCGTTTCTTAGTAGTTTAAGCACAAAACGACTGCCATAGATGTACCTTTAAGGTAATCTGGACGGGTATCCTACAATTTGTAGACCCTTCTCGTCTATACCTACTGAGCAAATTTAAGAAAGATATCCTGCAGCTCATCAATGACTGCAGACATCACATAACCGCACTGTTCCATGCGGAAACCAAAAGACTCGTAATACTGCACCAGTTCTGGTACTGGCTCTACAATGTGGACAACTTTACATTCAACAGCTTTACAAAATATAAAAGCACTCATAAGAGTGAGTAAAACCATGCGCCCTTTCAATGGGTGAGATTCATCTTCTCTAGAAAACCTTTCGATCATATGGATACGAAAGATGTTTTCTTCAACCCCATAAACACAAATTGCTGCTCCTGATGGTATTCCCTGAACCCGACCTTGCTGAACAAGTTTTATGCAGAACTCATACTTTTCTCTGGAGTTGCCATAGGTGCTTAACGCATAGTCCCATTCAAGCTCACCATAGCCACCACACAGAATCTTGTAATCATCATCACTGAGCGGACCAACAGCAAGAGGTAAGCCGACATGATCAATAATCAACTGGATATTGTTACGTACTGATTGACCTATCTCGTCCAGGGTAAGCATCATGGCCTCTCAAGCGGAACACTAAAAGTCGCATTATATCTCATTCTTAAGCCGCGTATGGATTACACCTTGAAATGAAAACGCCGGGTTCCCAATAGGCTCCCACAGAGTGTATAACTACTTGTTTTTCAACAACGGTACATCCTATCGAGCATTGGTGCAACGCTAAACCGACCACTCCAGTGAACGTCAGTTTTTTCAGGCATTGCGCTGGTTTGGTTGATTTTTTGCATTTCAGAATTACCGTGCATTTTCAAATGTAGAGATTATTTTATCGATATATCATTGGGTTATGTTATTCAGCATCACTGTTCAGGAGGCTCAATAGCGGGGTACTATACCATAACAACAGGAAGCGCCTGTCTCATTGCAAAAGAAAATTGAGATCAAATCAAGGCATGAAGCTCTCACGAAGTGATGGAAATAATCTTATTAGCCGTTAGCCTTGTTAAGGACAATGATAAACAATCCAGGTTCGACGATAAATAAAAAATCACACATTAAACTCCGGTGATATCTCTTCCTGCTAATGGCACTGATAGAAGAAAAAAGAACCCAATAAGTATTAGGTTCTTTTATGTAATGCCTTCCATACCATCGAAGAACTTCACATATTATTTCGCCGATTTAACCCCGAATAAATCATAAATTAAATTAGAAGTATCTGTAAGTATTTTAATCTTTTCCTTTGAGTTTGGGTCAAACGACTTAGCAAAGTCAATTAATTTCGGTGCAGCATCTCGCATTTTGCTTAAAATATCAGGTTCGAGCTTTCCTTCATTCACCAGAAGTGACATTTTATCCAGATAGTCATCAAATTTCATCCCCCCCCGGTCCGCCAGATGCTTCATCTCTCCCAGGTACTTCTTCATATCACGTTGAGATAATTCTTCAAACTGAGCTGTCAGATAGTTCTCATTATATTCATTAATATTCACTTTTTCTGCTCCGGCTAAATCTGTGTAGGCACTAGAATATGAAAGTGAAATTAACAGCGAAGCAAATAATTTTAAGCTGTTGTCATCATGTTCCTGGCAGGCATTAACAAACGTTAAAAAACCAGAACCTATTGCTTGAAAATGTATATTCGCTAAAGGTTCATTATCCTTAGATTCCTCATAAAATAGCTGAACCGTGGAGGGAAGGCCATTCTTAGTTTCTACATCAAAAGTACATCGTTCAATGGGAGTCGCATCTTTATTATCCCCAGGATTACATATACTATTAATCGCGAAATGAAAAATAGCCCGGTCAACAACTGATGCAATAAAGTCACGATCGTTTAAATCCTCATCAGTGCAATCGTCAATATACTTATTGACCCACAT